ACAACTCAAATCGCGGCAGACTACGGTATATCAGCACAAAAGTTAAACAAACTACTACACGAAGCTAGATTACAACGAAAAGTGAATAAACAGTGGGTGCTTTACTCAGAACACATGGGCAAGAGTTACACAGAATCAGACACTATACCAATTGTACGCTCTGACGGTAGAGAAGACACAGTTTTACAAACTAGATGGACACAAAAAGGTAGATTGAAAATACATGAAATCATGACTGAATTCGGTTATGAAGCTAACGTAACTGCTTAACAGGAGGGCGCAGCAAATGGAAGATCAAAACAAAAAAGTCATTTATTACTACTATGACGAAGCAGGTAATAGACAACTATTATCAATTGGAGATTTGAATCTCTATTTATTAAAAGATATTAAATCAAGATTTGGTTTATATAAAAAACAAATCCCTGATTTAGATAATCTGTTCGTTCAAATAGACGGTGTTGAATTTAAAGTACTATAACCCGAGCAATGCACCTCTTAAACAACATTATACACGAAAGGAGCATAAACATTATGCAAGCATTACAAATAGTAGAACAGAACGAAACACATTATGTAGACAGTAGAGAAGTTGCGGAAATGATAGGAAAGCGACACGACAATTTAGTAAGAGATATTGATAACTATTTAGGTGTAATTTTACAAAACTCAAGTTTGAGGGCTGATGATTTCTTCGTAGAAAGTTCATACCAAGCAGGAACAGGTAAGCAATACAAACACTACCTACTAACCAAAAAAGGATGCGACATAGTAGCAAACAAGATGATAGGTAGTAAAGGAATTTTGTTCACAGCAACATATGTTGACGCATTCCATAAAATGGATGAACACATTAAACAACAAGCGCAACTTAATGTACCACAAACACCAATGCAAGCATTAGAGATGATGTTCAAAGCGCAAAAAGACCAAGAACAGTTTAACCAACAAATGCAACAAGAAATCACAGGTATTCGTCACATTGTCGGTATCGAAACGAAAAACTGGCGTAACGACACAAACAAAATGTTGTCTGCGATTGCGCAACATTTAGGTGGCGGAGCAATGCACCAAAAAGTTAAGTCTGAAGCTTACAAAGCATTAGAAGAAAAAGGACGTTGTAATTTAAAAATCCGTATGCAGAATCGCAAAGGTAAAATGCTAGCGAACGGTGCGACGAAGACACAGATTAACAAGTTGTCAAAATTAGATGTGATTACTGATGAACCTAGATTGATTGAGATTTACATTTCAGTGATTAAGAATATGGCAATTAAATATGGTGTTGACGTTAGTCAATTTGAAATTTGAGGAGAATCAGAGATGAAACAAGAACAAAGAGAATTACTCACATACATTCATTACATTTTGAATATGGAGATTAGTAATACGTCAGAAACATATACACACACGATCGAAGAAGCAGGCAAAATCGAAACTATAGAAGTCAGTAGAGAACAACGCTTAGAAGAGGTTATGAAATGGGCAGCGCAAGAGATTGAAAAGCACTTTGATTTAGACGAAGAAGAATAACACACAATTGAACAAACAACTTAATAGGAGGAATTACAAATGAACACACTATACAAAACAACCCTCCTCATCACAATGGCAGTTGTGACGTGGAAGGTTGTAAAGATTGAGAAAAACACAAGATTTAAACTTAGAAATTTTGATTATCCAAAAATTAATAATGCTCAGAGCAAATCATTGTTGGATATTGCTAGTCACGATCTAAAAGATATTTAACTGTATTCAAAATTTTCATATCTTGTTGAGCTTTTAAGCTTTCGTATAAAGCTATTGAATAAATAATTTCGTAAGATACGTTTTCAGGAGCATCTTCTTTCAACTTATTTATTCTATCTCTAAAAAAGTCACTGTCACCACCGAATTCTTTTTCGGCTTGATTACTAAGTTCACCAAAGAAATTTTGAAAATCATTAAATTCCATACTTATCACCTCCTTTCACTAGGAGATAACTAAATTATACACGAAAGGAATGGTAGAAGTGCCACCACACATTCAACAAATGTTATACGAAATCCAGTTAAAAGCTGGTATACCTCAAAAATTAATGGAAATGCAAGGTTTGATAAACGATGAAACAACCAAAGAGGAGAAAAAAGAAAATGAGTGACACATATAAAAGCTATCTATTAGCAGTATTATGCTTCACAGTCTTAGCAATTGTACTCATGCCGTTTCTATACTTCACTACAGCGTGGTCAATTGCAGGATTCGCAAGTATAGGGACATTCATATTTTATAAAGAATACTTTTATGGGGTGGATGATTAAATGACTTGGTTTGAAGAATACGTTAAACCTAGTGTGGAATGGGAAAGAAAGGCAGAACAAGCTGTTTTAAGTGATGATGAAGTTAAAACGATCACTGAATATAGAAAGAAGTACAACAACCCGCATATTTACATGTCGGCTCAGAACAGAAATTATCTTGTTGAATATTTAGATAGACATACTGGAGACATAGTATTACACAATTTAAAACTTAAGAAATCATCCAGAAGAAGAGTGCATCAATATTTAATGGTCGGCCAAATAGTAGTGCCGGGCGAACCAAAAGGCACAATTTATGAAGCATCTCTGATAATAAGATAAAAAAACTGCTACTTGCGCCAACAAGTAACAGAGACAAACGATTAGCAAAATTAATTCACGTTCAATATAAAACGAAAAACGGAGGAAGTCAAGATGTATTACGAAATAGGCGATGTATGTCAGAAGGTAATTAATGTAGACGGATTTGATTTTAAATTAGCAGTTAAGAAGAAGGACCACAGCATTCTGGTGAATATCTTAGATTTAGAAGATAAGTTTATCGACGGCATAAACATAACTAATGAGAACGATCTATACACAGCATTAGACATATTAAATCAATCTATTTACGAATGGATTGAAGAAAACGCAGATGATTATGACAGACTAATTAACTTAGTCATGAAATGGTAGGTATAAGCATGAGAGATACAGAAAGAAATATATTGAATATTTTTAAGACGTTATTCGACGAATATACTTTGTCAAACCAACGAGCATTATTGGAAATTGAACGTAATCATCACGGATACTTATCGATTAATTTCTTGCACTATCACGACAGTTACAAAACAAACAATAAGCTTGTGCAGATACATGAAATCAATCCAGACAGCCATGAACGAATAAAAAATTTAATTATCGAGGTGCTAAGAGGTCATCGGAAGATTAAAAAAGGAGCATGAGGAAAGATATGAAAATAAATAAGTTAACTATATCGAACTTTGCTGGAATCAAAGAAGAAAAATTTAACTTTGACGGTAAAGATGCAAAAATATACGGCAATAATGCGACTGGCAAGACTACAACAGCAACCGCATTACAATGGCTGCTTTTCGATAAGGGTTTAGACGGTTCAACCAAATCATTTAACCCTGTACCTTTAAACGAAAAAAACGAAGAAAATTATGAGTTAATTCCGACTGTTTTCGCAGAATTTGAAATCGACGGAAAAATTACGACTTTTAAAAAAGAGTCACATCCTAAATACACAATAAATCAAAAAACGAATCGCAAGGAATACTCACGAAGTCGAACGAAGAAACAATATATCAATGATGAATCAATAAAAGTAAAGGATTATAAAGCTCGTATTGATGAACTGATTGATGAAGATGTATTCAAGTTAATTACGAACCCTCAAGCATTTAACTTACTAGATTGGAAGAAACGAAGAAGTTTGTTGTTTGAAATCGCTAAACCAATCAATGATGAGGATGTCATTAAAACAAATGATGATTTTAAAGAACTAAATAATATTCTTGGAGATCACGAAATTGAAACAAAGAAAAAGATTCTTACAGACAAGATAAAACAGATTAACAAAGATATCAAAGATATTCCGATACGTATTAACCAAACGCAACAAAATAAGCAGGATGTACCGGAATTCGATAATGATAGACACACAATCATAAAACAAGAAATTGAGCAACTTGAAAATGAGCGTATAGATATTCAAAACGGTGCAGAAGAAATTAATTTGCGTAACCAATTAGCTGATAAACAATCAGAATTGAAGCGCATAGAAGCTAATAATAGCGCCAGTAATGAGAACAAAATACATGCTTTAACAAATGAGCTACACGTTGAAAATGGAACGGTTGCGAATCTTAAAACAAGATTAAAGCAAAACAAACAACAAATTACACATGAAGAAAATCGACGTAATCAATTATTAGAAAATCATAAAGGATTAAAAAGTGATTTAGAAAAAGCTAAAAATCAAAAATTTGAATATCTTGATGACAATGTATGTAGTTGTTGTGGTCAACAGTTACCAGCTGAACAAGTGAGTGAGGTAAGAGAAAAAGCATTGCAGAAATTCAATGCAAACAAATCGAAAGAATTAGAAACAATACAAACATCTATCAATCACATTATTTCAGAGGGCAAGAAAATAAAGCCAATTATCGAGAAATTAGAGGATGACAACAATAATTTACAAATTAAAATCAACGAAGCAGAAGAGCGTTCAGCAAGAATACAAAACAAAATTAATAAGTTGAAAACAACTCACGTTGACGTTACGCAAACTGACGAATACAAAGCAGTAATGTTAGAGATAAATGAGATTAATCAAAAACGCTCTAACATCAGGAAAACTATTCAAGATAAAGTTTCAGGAATAGATGACAAAATAAGCGAACTTACTCAAGAAAAATCAGAAATTGAAGTGTCAATATCAATCGAAAAATCAAATAAACATCTAGATGATGTTATTTCTGAATTAAGAAATGAAGAAGACAGATTATTGGATGAAAAAGAAAAGTATTCACATGACCTTTATATCTTAAAAGAATTTACAACAACAAAAGTCAAAATGCTTACTGAAAACATCAATAACGAATTTGATATTGCTGAATTTAAGCTATTCAATACCTTAGTTAACGGCGAATTAGAAGAAACATGTTCAACAACGGTTAATGGTGTCGAGTATGACAGCGGTTTAAATAACGCCTCAAGAATTAATGTTGGCTTAGATATCATCAACACACTATCAAAACATTTTAAAGTTACAGCGCCAATATTTATTGATAATGCTGAATCAGTAACAGAGCTTATCAAAACAGAATCACAACAAATTCAATTGATAGTAAATGAACAAGATAAAAAATTAAGAATGGAGACTATATAAAATGACTGAAAATAATAAATTACAAACTATTGAACAACAATTAGTACAAGAAAAGAACGTATCTGACAACGTATTAAACAAAGTGAGAGTTTTAGAGTCACAAGGCAATTTGGAATTGCCAAATGATTATTCACCAAGTAATGCCATGAAACAAGCATGGTTACAAATCAGCCAAGATAACAAATTAATGAGTTGTAACGATACAAGCAAAGCAAATGCCTTATTAGACATGGTAACGCAAGGTTTAAATCCAGCTAAAAATCAATGCTACTTTATTCCTTACGGCAACAAAATGCAGTTACAACGTAGCTATCACGGTAATGTAATGATGTTAAAACGTGATGCAGGTGCTCAAGATGTTGTTGCTCAAGTGATTTATAAAGGCGATACATTCAAGCAAGAAATGGGAGAAACAGGACGTATCAAAGCGATTAAACACGAACAAGACTTCTTTAACATCGACAAAGAAAACATTATCGGTGCGTACTGCACAATCGTATTTAATGATGGACGAGATAACTATATTGAAGTCATGACTATTGAACAAATTAAACAAGCATGGATGCAGTCATCAATGATTAAAGATGAAAAAGCATTACAAAATTCTAAAACACATAATAATTTCAAAGAAGAAATGGCTAAAAAAACAGTTATCAATAGAGCTGCTAAACGTTATATCAACACATCAACAGATAGCAATCTTTTCAAATACGCACAAGAATCCGAACAACGTCAACGCAAAGAAGTGTTGGACGCAGAAGTTGAAGAAAATGCAAATCAAGAACAATTGGACTTTGAACAACCAGTTCTTGAAGAAGCACAATACACAGAATTAGAAAATGATAAGCCTATTGATGTATCTGACTTTGAAGAAATAAAAGAACCTGCAACAGAAAAAGAAAGCGAAGAAGAGCCATTTTAATTGAAACAATAGCAACTGGTTCAAGTGGTAACTGCTACGTCTTAAATGATGGACGTACTACGTTACTACTTGAGGCAGGTATAAAATTTGAACGTGTTCAAAAGCATTTCAAATATAAAACAAGACATATAGCAGGGTGTCTTATCACACACGAACATGGTGATCATGCAAAGTACACAAAGCAGTTTGTCGACAATGGTGTAATCAGCTATATGACTGCTGGAACACAACAAGCTATGAATTTTGAAAGTCATCGCTTATGCACGATTAAGGCAAAGCAAGAGCTGCGAATAGGTACATGGTCAATTCTACCGTTTGACATCGAACATGATGCTAACGAGCCTGTGGCTTTCTTATTACAAAGTACATTAGGTTATAAGGTTCTGTATGTTACTGATACAAAGTATTTGAAATACAAATTTAACGGCATTACGCACATGATGTTAGAAGTTAATTATATCTATGAACAAATACAGGAAAACATAAAAAACGGCAGTGTGCACAGCACATTAGCAAATAGAATTATGGAGTCTCATTTTAGCTTAGAACATGCTATAGGAATGTTGAAAGCAAATGATTTAACTAGACTTGAAGAAATACATTTAATTCATTTAAGTAGTCAAAATTCAAATGCAAAATACATTAAAAGTGAAATACAAAAAGTGACGGGCGCGCCCGTTTATGTTGGAGGTTTATAAATGCTAAACAGAACAATATTAGTTGGTCGTTTAACTAGAGACCCAGAATTAAGAACCACTCAAAGTGGTGTAAATGTAGCATCATTCACATTAGCAGTTAACCGCACATTTACGAATGCACAAGGAGAGCGCGAGGCAGACTTTATTAATATCATCGTATTTAAAAAACAAGCAGAGAACGTTAATAAATACCTATCTAAAGGATCGTTGACGGGCGTAGATGGTAGGTTACAAACGCGGAATTATGAAAATAAGGAAGGTCAACGTGTATATGTTACGGAAGTTATTGCTGATAGTATTCAATTTTTAGAACCGAAAAACTCAAATGACACTCAACAAGATTTATACAAACAACAAGCGCAACAATCACGTGGACAGTCTCAATATCCATATAACAAACCAGTAAAAGATAATCCGTTCGCAAATGCGAATGATCCTATTGAAATAGATGACGATGATTTACCATTCTAATTTAACCGGTTTGAAAGTGAGGTGTGTATATGACTGGTTGGATAAAACTTCATAGAAAACTATTAGATTCGCCTATTTTTCAGAACGAAAAGTTATTCAAAGTATTTGCATATTGTCTTATGAAGGCTAGTCATAAGGATCATACACAGCTTGTTGGCAGACGAGTTGTTGAATTAGAAAAAGGTCAATTTGTGTTCGGGAGAAAGCGAGCAAGCGAAGAGTTGCGTCTCAAAGAATCCACAGTAAGAGACTACATAAAGCTTTTAGAAAACCTTGGAACTATCGTCGTAAAGTCCGACAACAAATTTTCTGTTATAACCGTTGTCAATTGGGCGATTTATCAAAGTATGGAAGAAAATTCCGACAGCAAAAACGACAACAAATCAACAACAAATGGACAACAAATCAACAACAAATCAACAACAAATCAACAACAAATCAACACAAACAAGAATGTAAAGAATGGGGATAATGTAAAGAATGATGAGAATGAGAAGAAGAAGGCAGTTGCCTTCGACTTCTTCCAAGATAACGGATTCGGTTTCATAACTCCTTACAATTTAGACGATTTAAATTACTATCTTGATTCATTTGAAAATGATTCAGATGAAATAGTTACCGCATCACTTAAAATCGCTAAAGACAGAAACAAAGTTACTTGGGGATATGCTAAAAGCATTTTGAATACATGGCTTAATGCAAACTTGAAATCTATTGAACAAGTACGTGCATTTGAAAAGCAACAACTTGAAAGCAAAAAACAAAATTATAAACCTTACGTTAAACAATCAAAAGAAAAAACGCCTAAATGGCTCACAGACGGCACGAGAGAAACGAAAACGCCGGAAGTAGATGAAAACCTCGAGAAAGACAGAGAGGCTTTTATTAAGCGTCTAAATAGCAAATGGGAGTGATTGAAAATGGATGCATTTGATAAATACTATCTATTTGATCATGACGGCAACAAAATGTTTTCAGTTACACCACATTTTAAAGATGGTCGGCATTTAGTTGTTGGAATAAAAGAAACAAAATTTAATGGTCGTCGTTGGTATTTAGACGATTATGAATTAAATACACTTATTGATAATGAACAAATGGAGTTAGGACACCAAACAAGCTTATTTGAATATATATGAGGGATTACATGGAGATAGAAATTAAATTTAATGAAGTGTTTAATGCGCCGATGGGGTCGCCTCGTCCACGCTTTCGTAATACAGGTAGATATGCACACACATATATGCCTACAAAATATACAGAACATAAAAAATATTTACAAAATCAAATGCCAAAGCTAAATCTAGAAAATGCATTAAAAATCGAATTAGACTTTTACTTTCCATTGCTTAAATCATGGTCGAAGAAAAAGAAAAGCGAAATGGTTGGGCAGTATAAAGTGACTAAGCCGGATATCGACAACTTAATTAAAACGGTATTAGATGCTTGTAATGGCCATGTATGGAAAGACGATAACCAAATTACAGAAATAACTAGCTCAAAGCGTTATGGAATTGAGCCCAAAATAATCATACGAATAGAAGAAATATAAGAGGTGGAATAAATGGCGAAAACAGCAAGAATTGTAAGGATACACGATAAACCTTATAGGTTCAGTAAATTTGAAATGGAATTAATAGAAAGTCACGGTATAACCGCTGGAATGGTTTCTAAAAGAGTAAAAGACGGTTGGGAACTACATGAAGCAATGGACGCACCAGAAGGTACGCGTTTAAGCGAGTACAGAGAAAAGAAAACAATAGAAAGACTGGAACAAGCTAGACTCGAACGCAAATTGGAAAGAAAGCGAAAGAAAGAGGCTGAGCTAAGAAGAAAGAAGCCACATTTGTTTAATGTGCCTCAGAAACATCCAAGAGGACGTTATGCGTGCTACCTGATGGAAAACGA